AGATCCCAGTTGACACGCTGGTCATCGACGAACTCAGCCTTGCTAAGAATCCACAGAGCAAACGCTTCAAGGCTCTGCACAAGCACCTCGCCGCGATCGAGCGCCGCTGGGGTCTGACAGGGACGCCGATCCCGAATAACTACCTCGACTTGTTCATGCAGATCAAGATGCTCGACGATGGCAGCCGCCTCGGTCGCACGTTCACCGGCTACCGCGACGCCTATTTCTATCCTGCCGATTACATGGGTTACACCTACAAGTTAGTCACCGGATCAAAGGAGGCGATCGACGCCAAGCTCTCAGACCTTGCTCTGGTCCTGATCGGCGAGGAGTCTGACCTGCCAGCATCGAGCGTGGTCGATGTCGCTGCGGTCATGCCGCCCGAAGCTCGCAAGCAATACAAGACTCTCGAAAAGGAGATGCTGGCCGAGATCGAGGATGGAGAGATCACGGCACCATCCGCGGGAGTTCTTGTCAACAAGCTCCTCCAGCTCACCTCCGGCGCGGTCTATGATGAAGACCGCAACGTCTTGCCAGTTCACACCGCGAAGATCTCCACGCTCAAAGCGATCATCGCTCGGCACAAGGGCGAGCCGATACTCGTTCTCTGCGCGTTCAAGCATGAGAGCGCCCGGGTCATCGCCGCGGTCCGCGGATCCAAGATGTTCAACGAAGCTGACCTCGATGACTGGAAGGCAGGCAAAATTCCCGTCTGGGTCGCCGATGCTCGATCACTCAGCCACGGGATCGACGGGCTGCAAGTCTCCTGCCGGATCGCAATCTGGGTCAGCCTCACCTACTCGCACGAAACCTACGTCCAAACCAACGCCCGACTCATTCGCACTGGACAAACAGCCGAGACTCTGATCTATCGTATTATCTGCTCAGGGACGGTGGATGACGCGGTCGCCGAAGCACTCCGCGACAAATCAGAAACTCAGAGCGGAATGCTCTTGGCTGTCCGCGCTCTCCAGCGCATGAATTAACCAATCTTCAAACCAAACACTAATGACCATGACACAAAACAAACCGACCTCGATCGACTACTACTCATCAGCGACCTCGCCGAGCGCGATGGCGACAACCACGCTCGAAGATCTCATCGAGGCGATCCGCTCCGATGAGTTCTCCGCCAAGATTACCAAACTCCGCAGCACGCTCGCAGCCGGTGACGACGACGGCTACGCGGTCGCCAAGAAAGACCTGCAAGCGGTCAGCATCTCCGGCACCTGCGAAGGCCGCCGGGCGAAGGCGATCGAGGAGGGACGATTCATCCACTCTGGCTTCCTTCAACTCGACTTCGATGCCGCTGACAATGTCGGCTGGACGGTCGAGGAGATCGTCGAGATCCTCCAAGCCGAGCCGCGGATCGTCGCAGCCTTCGTCTCTCCTTCTGGTGCCGGAGTTAAAGGCATTGCCAGAATTCCAGTCTGCAAGACCAAGGAGCAACACGTCGCAGCGTTCGTCGCAGCTCGCAATCACTTCCGCGCTCACAACCTCACGATGGACGAGGCATGCAAGGATCCAGTCCGCCTGATGTTCGTCTCGCACGACCCCGGCGCATGGATCGACCTCAACCGCTCCTCGATGTTCGAGCCGGTCGAAGGAGCGGAACCAGAACTACCGAAGGCAGTCAAGAAATCATCCATCAAGCTCAAGTCAGGCAAGACCGCATTTCCATCGCCACCTCGCGAGGGAATCCACACTTGGCTCATGGAAGCCGCTTGGTGGTGCCGGTTCGCCGAGCTGAGTGAGTCGGATGCAGTCGCACGTCTCCAAGCCTACGACGGCCAGCTCCGACGCTCCTATCAACCCACCGAGGTCATCGACGCGGTCCGCACGGTCTATTCATCCGAGATGCCATCAGCAGACGATGACTGGCGCGACGCCGCGACCGTGGCCGCAGCCAGACGCGCACCATCGACCGCGCAGTCATTCGATCCAGAGGATCTGTTCTACGACGGCCCGGCGAACAAATATCTCGTCCGCGTCGGCAAGTCGTTCATGACCTACTCGAAGCTCAGTCCGGTCATCACCGGCGTCTCGCGCCACCTCAGCGATCAATACGACGAGCCGAAGGATCTCATGCAGGCGGTCCGCGAGAGCGTAAAGAACCGCGAACTCGACGGAGGAGTTCAATGGCACGGCAGCATCGCAGGACATGCTCAAGGACTTAGCAAGGACACGAACGACCTCCCGATCTTGATTACATCCGAGGCAAAGATCCCTGAGCCGGCGCCCGGCGACGCACCGACCATCTCCGAGATCATCGGTGGAGCGTTCGCTGACCCGATGGCGACGACCGTCTTCATGAGCTGGCTCTCCGGTCGATATAAGTCGGTGCGCGCTCATTGCCACATCCCATCTCCGATGCTCGTTCTCGCCGGTGAGATCAACAGCGGCAAATCCCTCCTCGCTTGGATCGTCGCCCAGACCCTCGGCGGTCGCACAGCCAATCCCTACTCAGCATGGTCAGGCGGGATGCTCTGGAACGACGACCTAGTTGGATCAGAACTTCTCCTCGTCGATGACTGCGTCGCCTCGACTGACATCCGCAACCGCAGAGCGTTCGGTGCATCGTTCAAGGAATCGGTCTATCCTCACTCGGTGCAACTCCGCAAGCGCAACCACTCCTCAATCTCAGTCCGCCCAGTTTGGTGCGTGATGGTCTGCTGCAACTCCACACCGGAGAGCCTCCAGATCATCCCACCGCTCGACGCTGACCTCGCTGACAAGATCGCTCTCCTGCATGTCATCGGCGTCAAGCTCCCGATCGACACCTCGACACCCGATGGCAAGACGGCTCTGCAATCTCTCATCCGCTCCGAGCTGCCTGCCTTCGCGCAGCAGCTCATCGACTGGGTGACACCCGATGAACTCAAGGACAGTCGCTCCGGGGTCATCGCATGGCGCGATCCAGAACTCAGCGAGTCAGTTGACGCACACAGTCCATCGAAGCGCCTCGAAGCACTCCTCGAAGCAGCATTCGCCGACTACGGCATCTGGCACGACCTACCACGCGACATGACAGCCTCCGAGGTCGAGGCGCGACTCGTCGAGCTGAACTCACCGGTCCGCGAGCAGGCACGCCAACTATGCGGAACGTGGCACGGCGCCTGCGGATCGGCACTTGCCAAGCTCGCAAGAAGCGGCAGTCAATACGTCTCACTCAGCGACCGCGCACCGGTCGGCAAGGCTCTCAGATACGCAATCAGCAGATGAACACCGAACACTAAAAAAAATGGATTTAGTCAATCAACCACCCCACTACAAGAGCCACCCCAGCGGCATCGAGTGCATCCAAATTACCGAGCATTTCAACTTCAACCGTGGGAACGCCATCAAATACATCTGGAGAGCCGGAGAAAAGAACAGCGAGATCCAAGATCTGAAAAAGGCCGCTTGGTATATCAACCGAGAAATCGAGCGGATGGAACCAACCAACCCGAACGAACTATGAACGACACACCGACACCGAGAACAGATGAATTTGCCGCTGACCACGATTTTCAGCCCCAACCGCATCAATGCTTAAACTTCGCTTCAAAAATAGAACGCGAACTAACCGCCGTCACCGAGCAGCGGGACAGGCTGGCTGAGGCTTTGAATCGGATTGCCAATAACAATGTGCAAGATCTACCCGAAACAGATTACGCCTACGAACTTGGACGCATGGAGGGTATTGCCAAGATAGCACTCCAATCCCTAACCCCGAACGAACCATGAGCGGACAATGCCGACACTGCGGACACGATGGGTGCGTATGCGATAACGACATACAAACCACACGAAACCACCCACTTATGACCGATAACCAAAACAAAGATCATTTTCCTGACGTCGGGAATATGATCGAGGAGTTCCGCTATGGAGTCGGAGAAGGCAGCCACATCGACCGGGTGCCACTCCCTGAGAAGGCGAGGAGTGAGGAATCAAACGACTGTTTGAGACCAGATAGCAGGGGTTCAGGGGTTAAGTTTCCTACTTTAAAATTTCGTCTTAATCTTCTTAACAGGGGTATTAGGGGTTTGTTTTATAGTTCTAAGTTTAAATAAAGTACATATATAAGAGAAATACCATATAGTAATACAAAACAAAAACTCACAAACTCCACAATAAACCCCGAGAACCCCTAGACCGCTCTCCTCTCGATTAACCACAAACAACAAAACACTATGCCACTTGATGAAGACCTCACGCGCTACACAGCGCCACCAGACAACCCACCTAAGCAAGCAACATACCTCCTCTCCCAGATCCTCCGCCACGTCGAGAACTGGGCGCCGAATCCATACAACTACCACCACACCATCGACGAAGTGCGCGACATCCTCAAAGAAGCCGCCGCCAACCTCACCGACGAAGACCACGGAATAGACACGATATGAAAACAAAACTCAAACCAGAACCAACCGGCATCTACCACGCACAGAGCCGCCTGCAATGGCACGCGGTCGCGTTCGTGACAACTGGTGGAGAACCTTACATGGTCGCCGCTCCAACTCGCCGAGGAGCGCTCAAGCACGCAGCCAGACACACAGCCGCCACCGACCTTATCGTCGAGCGGATCAACATCACGAAAGGACCAAAACGATGATCAACCACATCCAGATACTACAACGCTTCAACGCATGGCGCCGGAGCGATGATGTCATTGAGAAGCCAACCTCGAAAGAGATCGGAGAGGCGCTCGACTGGCTCATCGAAAACTATGCAGCTATGAAAGCCGAACTCGCTGAAGCTCGCGCAGAATTAGACATTGCCAAAGCCAAAGAGAATAACTAAGATGCCAACAATGATCGCAAAGCTCAAAGCTCAATCATTCAGCTCCCGAGTTGCCAGCTACCCAGCGAAGCACATCGCCGCCGCGATCGGGTGCAGCCTGCCGACCGCCTATGACTGGCGATCAGGCAGGCGCACGCCTCCGAAGTGGCTGCACGAGCGATATGTCGAAGAAATCCGAAACTATCCACCAATCAAACCTTGAACTATGGATCCAGACGAGCAGGATGAACCAGAGAGCGACGAGAGTCTGCGCAAGATGCTCCGCAATTCTCAGATCGTCTCAGCCGCCTGCGACCGCTACTTCGCCCGAAAGGGAATGAGATGCTTCGACCTCAAGGGCAATCGGATCGACCCAGTGACCAAGAAACAAATCAACAAACCATGCAAGCCTACCTCGAAGGACTGAAAGCACTACTGCGCCGCAAAGCGTTCCCGGCATCGTTCAACTCTGCCGACTGGCAATCGGTCGGCCCAGCGATCCGGCAGCGTTCCTTCTTCTCAGCGAACGTCGAGTCGGCGAAGGTCTTGAACCGATTCAGGAACATGCTCCTCGACTGGCAGGCCGGTGCGACCGAGGATGTCGTCAGTCCATCAGGCATCCCGAGCAGAGCCTACAAGGTCAGCGGTCTCGCAGACTTCCGCGAGAAAGCCGGTCAGCTTCTCATCAGCGAAGGACTGGCCGAGCCGTCAGACTTCAAGGATAACTCGATCAAGAACATCGCCTCGATGTCCCGGCTAAAGCTCATCTTCAACACGAATACCCAGCAGGCTCAGGAGTTCGCTGCCTACGAGATGCGCGTAACCGATCCGGTGCGGATCAACATGTTCCCAGCCGCTCGGTTCGTCCGCAGTCCCGGGGCCATCGAGCCGCGACTCCGCCACGTCGAAGCTCAGGGACAAGTCCGACGCTACAACGACTTCATCTTCTGGCTCAGGCAGAATGCAGCCGACATCGGAGGGTTTCAAGTGCCTTGGGGTCCGTGGGGATTCAACTCATTCATGACAACGGATCCAGTCAGCCGAGCCGAGGCCGAGCAGCTAGGACTTGTCCGCAAGGGCGAGATAGTTGAACCGCTCGACCTCACTCCATGGGGCATCTCACCGAAGACTAGATTCAATGCAGGAGTTGAGGCGACCGTCGATGACGTGACGCCTGAGATCCGCAAGCAGGCGATCGACACGATCACCGCACGCCTTGGTCCGGGTGCGCTCTCACCAGATGGCAAGCTGACCCTTGAGACATTCCGCAGGCTCCGCAGCCAGACGACGCCTCAGCCGTTCCCTACACCGCTTCCAACCCCGATCAAACCAACTCGAACACCAAGGACAAAAGCAACACCGAAAGCAAAGCCGACCGCAGGATCCACAGTTCCAGCAGGATCCAAAGTATCGAGCAAGATCAACTTCGGTCAGATCATCGGAGCAGATCAAGACAGGATCCGTGCGAAGTGGGATAACGTCCAGAAGACGATCGACGAGGTGCATGGAGATGGACCACTGCCGCCGACGCTAGTGAGACATACAGCAACGAAAGGAACAACAAAGGGAGAGTTCTGGCGAGCGAGCAGCAATATTTACACCTACAAGGAGGACGCGATACCTTTGACTCTGACGCACGAGCTAGGACACTGGATCGACTACCGAGGATTTAGAAACATTCCCGGCGCTCAATCACAAAATTTAAGGAGTCCAGAGTTCGCATCTCATTCACCTCTGTTTAAAAAATTCATCTCTCTAGCCAAAAAGACAAAAAAGATTCAAGCTATCAGCTCATCAAGGTTGACCGCACAATCGAAGACCTATCTGCTGTCAAAACATGAAATCTTTGCCAGAGCTTACGCTCAGTACATCGCCACAAAGTCGAAGAATCCCGACATGATAGCGAACCTACGAGATCGACAAGGATCACCGGTAATGGGTAAAATTTATCCCGACCAATGGGACGACGACGATTTTAAACCACTCTATGACGAACTCGAAACAATATTCAAACAAGTAGGATGGCTAAAAACAACATAATGCTCGACCAGATCATCGACGATCTCGCCGCTGGTAAATACGACACACAGGAGGAAGCAATCGCTGACCTCATCGCCTATGGAGAAGATCCACTCATCGCACGCACGACCGTGCTGACGATGGAGTCGATCGACGTTCGATGATATTCTCCGCAGCCAGAAATAACATGCAAAAAGGACTCGAATCAACCCCGACGGTCAAGGACGTCCACAGTCCAGCCGGTCAACCGTTCCACGCTCCGCGATCGTTCGCTGACATGCCTGACTGTCCGTTCTGCCGATACGGAACGCCGGTGGAATACAACGACAGATGGGTCTGCATTGACTGCGGAGCCAAGATGACCAAGGATCAGATCAGATATTTTTCCCCGATATGAAAATTGAAACACTACAAACGACAACCCTCATTCCCTATGCACGGAACACGAGGACACACTCAGAGGCACAAGTTGCACAGATTGCTGGCTCGATCCGAGAGTTCGGATTCACCAACCCGATCCTGATCGACGCCGAGAACGGGATCATCGCTGGTCATGGTCGAGTCATGGCCGCGCAGAAGCTCGGACTCGACAAGGTGCCGTGCATCCGCCTCGGCCACCTGACCGACACGCAGCGACGCGCCTACATCATCGCTGACAACAAGCTCGCGCTGAACGCTGGCTGGGACGAGGAGATGCTCGGCATCGAGCTGGCAGATCTCCGCGAGGCAGACTTTGATCTCGGGCTGCTCGGCTTCGACGAGGCAGAGCTTGGAGAACTAATGGCTGATCCAGCAGAAGAAGCAGCAAAGGGAAGCGAAGTCGGAGCTGGCTCGCTATCGGCCAAGTTCGGCATCCCGCCGTTTTCTGTGCTGAACGCACGCGAAGGCTGGTGGCAAGACAGAAAGCGAGCGTGGCTCGCGATAGGTATCAAGTCGGAGGTTGGTAGGGATGCAGCGTCGAACGCTTTAGGATCTACATTCAAGGGATCATCGCAATCTTCACTCACATCAACGAACACCGGCACGTCGATCTTCGACCCTGTGCTTTGCGAGCTTGCTTATCGCTGGTTCAGCCCGGTCGGTGGCGTCGTGTTAGACCCGTTCGCCGGTGGCAGCGTGCGCGGGATCGTTGCCAGCCATTGCGGTCGGCAATACATCGGCATGGACTTACGACCCGAGCAGATCGAGGCGAACAGAGCGCAAGCAGACGTCGCACGCGATCCGCAGCCGGTCTGGTATTGTGGCGACAGCCTAACGATCGACAAGGTATGCGCTGACGTCGACGCTGACTTCATTTTCTCATGCCCTCCATACGCCGACCTCGAAGTCTATTCCGATGACCCAGCCGATCTTTCGACGATGCGCTACGAGGAATTCCGCTCTGCCTACTTTGAGATTATTGCTAAGGCTTGCAGCCGCTTGAAAGAGGACCGCTTCGCCTGCTTCGTAGTCGGCGATGTCCGCGACAAGAAAGGCAACTACTACAACTTCGTCGGCGACACGGTCGAAGCGTTCCGCGCTGCCGGTCTGTATTTCTACAACGAGGCGATACTTATCACACCGATCGGAACGGTCGCGATGCAGACGTCGAGGAATTTTCCTATCGGCCGCAAGCTCGGCAAGACGCACCAGAACGTCCTTGTGTTCGTCAAAGGCGACGGAAAGAAAGCGACCGCAGCCTGCGGAGAATGCGACTTTGGCGAGATCAGCGCAGAGGGTAGCGACGACGCAGAGCATCTTTCCCAGCCTCAATCAAGCTCTCTGGATCTCTCTTGATCTGGCGATAGAAATCAGGGTTATGAATCGCATCTTTCGCTCGCAGAATGGAGTCTCGCTCGGAGCCGAGGTCTGGAAACTTAGCAGCAAACTTAATCGCTGCGAGCCAATCGCCTGCCTCGATCATAACCATCAGTTGAGAGAGTTTTGTAACCATGTCTTGACGAATAGGATAACAAAACCGAACTGCAAGAAATAAAAACCATGAGCGCGAAGAAACAACCAGCGAAGAAGCGAACAGTCGGTCGGCCGCAATACGAGCCAACTGAATATTGGAGGAAGCAGGTCGAGCTTCTCTCTGGCATCGGCGTTCCGCTGGAACAGATCTGCACGCTGGCTGGGATCGACCGCAAGACGCTCTCGAAGCACTACCGAGCGGAGATCGACATGGGACACGCCAAGGCGAACAGCCGGATGGCGAAGCGCTTGTTTGACATCGCAAACGGCGACGGCAAGGACTCGCTGACCGCCTGCATCTTCTGGCTGAAGTGCCGGGCTGGATGGAAGCCACCGGCTGACGTCGAGGTCAACATCGACAACTCGCAGAAGGCGGTCGTCGTCAATCTGCCAGCCGATCAGGAGGATGCGCTCAAGCGGGTCATCGAGGACGCAAGAGAACGAGTCAAACGGATACCATGACACCCACCGAGTTCTGCGTCAAACGACTAGGCATCGTGCCGTATCTCTGGCAGATCGAGAGCCTTGAGTCGGTCGCGCTCAAGCAGCCGACTAGCGTCGTCGCAGCGAACGGCAGCGGAAAGACCGACCGACTCGTGGCTCCGCTCATCCTCTGGCACCTCGACCAATATCCGAAGGGCAAGGTCGTCTTCACATCTGGATCATTCCGGCAGCTATCGAACCAGCTCTGGCCTGCGATCCGCAAACACCGAGACAAGTTCCCGAACTGGAACTTCATGGCGGAGGAGCTGCGGACACCCGAAGGAGGATTCGCTCTCGGCTTCTCGACCGACGACGCAGGCAAAGCAGAAGGCTGGCACGGCGAGCCAGATGCTCCGCTCATGATTATCGTGGACGAGGCGAAGACCGTTCCTGACCAGATCTTCGAAGCGTTCGATCGCTGCACTCGCGAGTTCCAGCTATGGGTCAGCTCACCCGGTGCGCCTCGCGGTCAGTTCTTCGACAGCCATCACAAGGACGCTCCGCTCTACTGGACGAGGCGAGTCCCGTCGATCGAATGTCCGCACATCCCAGAGGAGCGCCGCGATCTCGACCGCAAGCGCTATGGCGAGGATCATCCGCTCTACCGATCGAAGCATCTCGCCGAGTTCACCGCAGACGACGAGTTCATGGTTCTCTCCCCAGCTAGGCTCACCGCTGCACTCGACAACCAGCCTAAGAAAGACGAGTCAGGCGAGGTCGTGGCATTCTGCGACTTCGCAGCCGGTCGAGATGAGGACGTTCTCGCGATCCGAAAAGGCAACTCGGCGAAGATCGTCAAGGCATGGCAGGAGCGCGACACGGTGCAGGCGGCCAGACAGTTCATCCGACTTTTCGAGGAACACGGACTAAAGCCGGGTCAGATCTTCGGCGATGCTGACGGCCTCGGCACTGGGTTCGTCTGCCAGATGGCGGAGGAAGGCTGGCACATCAACCGGTTCCACGGCGGACAGGCAGCGAAGGACTCTGACGAATATGCGAACCTCATCGGCGAGGTCTGGCACACAGCAACGCAGGCGATCCACCGAGGAGAGATCCACCTTGGCGAGTTGGACAGGATGACGTACGACCAGATCACGACGCGCAAGAGCGAGTGGAACGCTCAGGGCAAGCTCCGGATCGAGGACAAGGAGAAGATGAGGAAGGCAGGACTGAAGTCACCCGACCGAGCCGATGCTCTCCTCGCCTGCATCGCGCTCGGTGCGCACCACTCCGGCAGGATGTCGGCAACCTCGGCGACTCGACTCAAGCGATCCGAGTTCGCGATGCCACGACCGAGAGGATTCAACTCACTTTGAAATCATCCTTGCCATGTCAACAATAAAAAGCTAGGGGAGAGTCCATGACTATCGACGAGCGCAAAGGCATCGTGTGGCCGATCCCGACCACATACCGGACAAACGACTATGATCTAGCCAACGTGACACCGGAGCAGGTCCGAACGATCCTCCGCAATGTCCGCACCGGCAAGCTCGAAGATCAGGATCGACTCTTCCGCCTCATGCTCGATACATGGCCGCGCCTGCGCAAAGCGTTGAACGAGGTCAGCGGTGCAGTCAGCCGTCTCAAGATGGAGATCAAGCCAGCCATCCGCGAAGGACAGGAAGACCCAACACCGCAGGCGATCCGGATTCAAGAGGTCGTCGAGCGTGCGCTCAACAGCTATTCACCGAAGCCGGGTCACTGGGAGCTAGACACCGGGCAGATGGTCACTGCTCTTATCGACGCCTATGCGAAGGGGATCTCGGTTGTCGAGATCGTCTGGCAGAACGAGAACAACATCGTCTCGCCTCGCTGCTACGCTCCGGTCCCTGCGAAATATCTCGCATTCCCCAACTTCTCGAACGAGATCGACCGCCTCATGATCGCTCCGAACGGTGCAAATAACTCGGTGCTTGAGGACTTCCCAGTTGATAGGTTCGTCATTGGCGTATGGTCGCAAGGTGGAGCGCACCCGATCTATGGTGCCAACCTCCGCGCTTTGACGAAATACTGGCTCGCCTCGATCTATGGTCTCGGCTGGCTCATGCAGTTCGCGCAGCTATTCGGCATCCCGATGCGGACAGCTAAGACCGATGGCAGCGAAGAGGCACTGAACAAGGCCGAGGACATGCTGGAGTCGATCGGCTCCTCCGGCTGGGCTGCTACCGGTCCGGGCGTTGACTTCGAGATCCACTCAGCCATCAGCGGCAGCGGCGATGCTCTCCCTCAGTCTCACTTGATGGACGTCGCCGATCGTGCCTGCGACATTCTCATGCTCGGTCAGACGCTCACCACCGACAACACCGGAACAGGCTCACGCGCTCTCGGCGACGTTCATGCTGGGATCCGCAGCGAGGTTCTCCAGAGCGTCTCGTCTTGGGTTGCCAGCATCATCACGAGCCAGCTCATCCCGGCGATCGTGCGGATGAACTTCGGCACCGTCGCCTCCGAGGACATGCCTTATTGCGAGATGGACATCCCAGTCGTCAAGGATGACAAGGCAATCGCGGAGCGGGTCAAGATCTACAAGGAGATCGGAATCGCCATGCCGAAGCAGTGGCTCTACGAGGAGCTTGGCATCCCTATGCCGATCGAAGGCGAGGAAGTCTTCGGCGAAGAGATGCCAGCCGATCTTGCCGAGATGCCGGTCGCTGACCTACCTCCTGAGATTATCCCGCAGGAGATCGAGTCGGCAAGAGCTGACGTTGATCTGCGCCCGACTGAGGAGATGGCAAGGAATGCATCCAACGCGCTCGAAGTGCGCCGATCGAAGCCGCAATCTGAGCGCGGCATGATCGCGGTCGGACTGGCAAGAGCGCGAGACATCTCAAACCGCGTCGAACTCTCACCCGACACAGTCAATCGGATGGTCTCATTCTTCTCCCGCCACGAGGTCGATAAGCAAGGATCGACATGGGACGAGAAGGGTAAAGGCTGGCAAGCGTGGAACGGCTGGGGTGGCGACGAAGGATTCGCTTGGGCGAAGCGCAAGATTGCAGAACTCGAAAGAGAGGCAGAATAGGGGTTAAAGGGGTCTGTTTTCTAGTTCTAAGTTTAAAAAGAGTACATAATATAGAGAAATACCCAGATAGATAACCAAAAAAAAACTCACAAAGTCACAAACATAACCCGCAGACCCCTAGACGATGACCAACGAACAACTCAGAGAACTCTCAGCCAAGTGGCTCAATCCGATCGACCTTGCCATGGCCGACCTCCTCGACAAGAGCGAGCGGATGACCATCGGAGCGTTCAACGATGAGGTCGAGCAACTCATCGGCAAGATCCCGCAGATGTTCGGCATGCTCGATCGCCAGGCACTGATCGACTCACTGGAGGAGCAGATCGGATCCGCCATGCTGAAAGGACTCGCGGAATGATCGAAGGCAAGTCATTCGTCGGGATCAAAGTCACAGCCTCGAATCTCAACGAGACGAAGGTGGCAATGCTTCGACTTGTGGACACGCCGACTCGGACCGAAGCACTCAAGCAAGGAGCAACTAGAGGTCTGGACGTGATTCGCAACTATTACAGGAGCCGAGGTCGCCTGCCATGGATCAACCCATCGCTGCCGACCCACGGACCGGGTCGATCGTTGACTGGATGGTGGCTCGCTACGGCATCCGGCTGGTCGATCACAAAAGCATCAGGAGCAAGCGTCACCTACTCAAACGCAGCGATCGGTCTTGCGCACAAGGTCACAGGCGGAACGATCCGAGCCAAGCGTCGCAAGTTTCTCACGATCCCGATCGTGCCGGAAGCTCACGGCGTCTCAGTCAGAGACTATTCTCAGAGATTCTCTCCGCTCTTCCGGGTCAAAGGAGTGCTTGCCGAGAAGGATGAAGACTCCGAGAGTGGCATCCGCCCAGTCTATGCGCTGAAAAAGTCAGTCACGCATAAGCCATGGCCGAACGCTCTCCCACCAGAGGCATCTTACGTTGACGCAATCATGGACACCGCGCTCGACTACATCGAGCTGCAACTGAGCAAATAGATGATCTTCAACACTCTGAAAAATATTCTTGCCAACTCATCTTTTGATGGCAAGGGGAGATCAATGTTCGTTCCCGATAAAATTTCCGCAGCTTTTCAATCGGAGGTCATCTCGCTAGAAAACTGCATCGTGTACCTCCCAGAAGGCAAGCACCGGATCACCGCGACCGTAGGCGGAAAGCCGAAAACCCTTGATGTCGAGATCGACTCGCGCATCGGTGCATCGTTCGCCGAGGATCTCACAAAACGACTTGAGCAGAACATCCGACCGTTCGCTGGCTTCGACCATCAGAACGGACCGGCATCGTTCATCCCTCGCGAGTTCCGCTATGAAGAAGGCGTCGGACTCATGCTCGACGTCGAATGGACTGAAGCAGGTCGCAAAGCAATCGAAGGGCGCGACTACTCCTATTTTTCACCGACTTTCCTCATCTCAACGACTGGCATCCCAACTGGACTCGCAACACGCGGCGAGATCGGGTCTTTAGTAAATGACCCGGCCTTCGAGGAGATCCCAAGAATTGCAGCAGCTTACAACCCCACAAATATGATTGAACAACTAATCGAACTCGGACTCGTTGACGAGTCCCAAGATCCAGAATCCGCAATGGAGATCGCCAAGCAGCAGCTTGCCAATCTTCGCGAATCCGCAGCCATGGTTTCTTCTCAGGAAGATGCACAAGCCGCCTCCGCAGCAGCTTCCGAGAACTACGCAAAACTCGAAGCCGAGCTTGCGTCAGCCATGGAAGAGAACAAAAAGCTCAAGGACGGCATGGCTGAAAAAGCCGTGGCATCCGCAGCAATCGCAATCGACGAAGCCGTCAAAGCTGGTCGCATCGCTCCACAGGACGAAGCAACCAAAGAGTTCTGGCGTTCATCAATCATTGCGAATCCTGAAGCACTCAACGCGCTCAATGCGATCCCAGTCAATCCAGTTCTTTCTGGTCAGACTGTTCTCGCTGGTCGCAGCGAATCAGCACCTCAAGAAATCGAACTCACCGGCCTCGCACGAGTCGAAGCCGCTTTCAAATCACAATCCCAACAATAAGAACCAATGTCCAACAATCTCACTCTGCTTGACTTAGCCAAGCTCAACGGTGCCGACCCAATCGTCGGCCTCATCGAAGAAGTCGCCACCAGCTCGCCTGAGGTGACTCTGATCCCAGCTCGCACCATTCGTGGCACAAGCTACAAGACAGTCATTCGCAACAGCCGCCCATCCGTGGCGTTCCGTGCCGCGAATGAAGGAACCGACGCCAGCAAGTCGAACTTCACCGAGCGTCTCGTCGAGGCATTCATCCTCTCGGCTCGCGTCGAGGTAGACAAAGCAGTTGCTCGTGGATACGAAGACGGTCCAGAAGCGATCCAAGCCATCGAAGCAGCAGGCGTGATGCGTGCAGCTCTCAGCACAGTTGGAACTCAGACGATCTACGGCTTGGCCGCAAGTTCGAAAGGATTCACCGGCTTACAATCCATGGTTGACGGCTTCGGCTCCGAGCTTGTAGTTGATGCAGGCGGAACCACAGCAGGAACCGGCTCCTCGGTCTATGCGATCAAGGCAGGCAACACCGGCGTGCAATACGTCTACGGCAACGGCACCACATTCGACCTCTCCGCATTCCGCGAAGGAGACGCTGTTGATGCTGACGGCAAACGCTACGCAGCAATCATCGCTGACCTCACCGCTTGGATCGGTTTCCAGTGCGTGAACAAATACGCAGTCGGTCGTCTGAAAGACGCAACCGCAGACAGCGGCAAAGGCGTGACCGATGCAAAACTTGCCGAGCTTCTCAGCAAGTTCCCAGTCGGCGAGCGTCCAACGCACCTGCTCATGTCCCGTCGTTCCGCTTTCCAACTTCAAGTCAGCCGCACCACAGCTCCTAACACGAAGCAGGAAGCATTCAACGGCATCCTTCCGGGCGTGCCAACTGAATCCTTCGGAATCCCGATCATCATCACCGACTCCATCGTTGACACCGAAACCCTCAGCTAATCAATACCATGTCCATCAATTACAATCGCAATTTACAAGATAAGAACTTCATCTCGACGGTGACTGTTCTCGCCGCAGGTGCAAACACCGCAGCTTTCGACCTTGAACAGGTAGAAGGTGGTGACATCGAGAGTATCGTCTTTGAACTAGCAGCACCAGCCTTGCTGACTGCTGAACTCACCGACGGAAAAATCCTCACCTACAAACTCGAAGACTCCGCAGACGGATCTTCATTCGCAACTGTCGATCCTCTCATCCAAACCACTCAGACTGGTGCCGGTGGAGCAGGTGCAGCAGCCAAGACAATTCGTTTCCGTCTACCAGCCAATACCCGCCGCTACGTTCGCATTGCTCAAACAGCATCAGCGACTCCCGGAACTTTGGCCAAGGCGATGGTCGCCAAACTGTTGTTCTAACAACAAACCGGAGGGGCGAGGTTTTTTAGTGTTTTCCTCGTCCCTCCACTCCCTTTTCTTTCTATGCCATGGATCTCAATCACATCAGACGGACTCAGAGATCGGCTTGCTTCCGACGAGTTCGAAGCATTGCTGGCTGAGTCACCCGCGCCAGAAGCCAAGATCGACGAGATCTTAGAGCAGGTCGCGCAAGAGATTGTTTCCCGGGTCAATTCAGGTCGCCGCAAGCGCGGACTTCCACCAGTCACAAACACGGGTCGATTCATTCCGCCCGGCTCACAGCGTCACGGCTACGCTCTCGCACGTCGGCTCTTGTCCGAGGCATTCCCATCGCTCGCAGAATTCAACGGCGACGATCGCAAGATCGCAGTTGAAGCTGCTGAGACGTTCATGGACGACCTCGCGAAGAACGACGCAGACTCCGATGACATCGGAGCCAACGCATTCGCCTCAACCTCTGGATCCTCCGTTCGTTATGGAGGCAACGCATACATGGACTTCGCAACTTCACCATGAGCCTCATCCGTCAGATCGTCGATAGCATCGCCGAAACCCTCTCAGATCATGCGTTCTTCCGCACCGTGCCGAAGATCCCAGTTCTCGTCGAGGATGGCAAGGACATCGAGACGAGCATCATGACCGCGATGAAGAGCGCCGGTGCGTTCTGCCTTGTCCACTTTGAATCTGCCGAGACCGACTCGGAGAACACGCCCGGACCATACCTCTCCAATTCACAGTTCCGCGTCACGGTCTCAGAGATCCCTGCGGTCTGGAGATCGAAGAGCGGAAATACGCCATCATCAACAGAGATCGCCGAGGCAGTGGCTCGGATCTTGCATCACACCCAACCACTCGACAAGAACGACGAACCGCTCTCGGGTGGCGTCATGATTTTTTCAGGACTGGAGACACAGACCAATGAGTCGATGCTCCAGAAAGTCGTCAGTTTAACAATACCCATCGGACTTTCTACCGAAGAGCCAACTAGATAAAACAATGCCAACATTCACACGCACAACCATCGTTCGCGGCCCAGCAAAGGTCGCATTTGACTCAGCCACTTTCTACTCGAAGGGCGGAATCAATATCACCATGACCAACGCAACCTTCGACAAGGAGTCGGACGCCTACGGCATGCTCGGCAAGTCGAAGACCGACTTCCAAGTCGTCGTTGAGTTCGAGCCAGTCGGCGAGATCGAAGCTCTTGCAGTTCTCTTCCCATACGGCAGCACAGCGATCGGAGCCAGCATCTACGGTGGCACTGACAAGCCGCTGGTCATCACCGCGGCCGATGCGACCTACACGATCCGAAACGCAGCCGTGACACAGATGCCGAGCATCCGCTGCACGGCAAACAATACGGCGTTCGGATCGGTGCAGTTCACCGGCATCCTCGAACTTGCAGGCGATCCATCAGCTCTCGGCGACTACTACGCAGTTGCAGCCGGAGCAGCGATCGGCGCAGCCTTCGACCCGACCAAACTAGTCACAGCACCATACACCGCGACGCTCGGCGGATCTCTCAACTTCTTCTCTGAAGCTGGCTTCGAGATCGGCTTCGACCTCGGACTCACGCCGATCGTCATCGACGGCATCGGCACGGTCGATATGTCACTACAGAATCTCGGATGTAACATCACTTGCATCCCGGTCGGAATCGCTGAGAACTCCTTCGATACGTTCTTCGGATCGCTCGATGCCGGCGAGGATCTTCCATCTTCAACGCTCGACATCAGCACAGCGACAAGCGGAGGACTGAACTTCGACGTCGGAGCCGTGCAGATCATCGACCTCCAGAAACGCTTCTCACCTACT